CCAAGCTTGACGAACAGGTCAAAGCTAATGTGAAATTACAATCCCGTCTAAATGAGACTGCAAGAAAAAATATCGTGAACGAAGTTTCCGATGGATTGGCAGATACTCAGAAGGACAAACTCGCTGCACTCGCTGAGAGTCTAGAGTTTACAACTGAGGAAGAGTTCTCTAAGAAAGTAACAACTATCAAAGAGTCTTACTTCACAGAAAAAACTGTAACACAAAGTGAAGTTGCAGACGAAACTCCAGTAGATGGAGCATCAGATAAGGATATTAGTCCAGCAATGGCACAATACCTTGATGCTATGAATCGCTGGCAATAAATTATATCCCCCAATTTTTCTAAAACGGAGCAATTAAACAAATGTTTAACTCAAAAGCTCTAACAGAAAAGTGGAACCCTGTTCTAAGTCATGAAGGTGCTGGTGCCATCAAAGACAATTATAGAAAGGCAGTTACCGCTGTTTTGTTAGAAAACACTGAGTCTCAGTTAAGAGAAGAGCGTGGAATGATCAATGAAGCATCCAACACAGTTGGTGCCATTGGTGCAGACGGTCTCTCTGGTTCTGGACTTACAACTAAAACAGGTGGTCTTGCTGGTTTCGACCCAGTGATGATTAGCCTCATCCGTCGTGCTATGCCAAACCTTGTAGCATACGACATCTGTGGTGTACAACCAATGAGCGGTCCTACAGGACTAATCTTTGCGATGAAGTCACACTATCAGCAAAATGGTGCTGCTCTAAGAGCTGGAAACGAAGCACTCTTCAACGAACCAGATCCTAACTTCTCTGGTAACACACAAGGACCTGCTGCATTCAACGATCCTGCATCTCCTCTTGGAGACGGTGGAGCAACTGATGCTAACCCAGGTTTACTTAACGATGCTACTGGTGGTGGTACAACTGCTGGTAACTACGAGCGTACTGCTGGTAATATCGCTAGAGAAGATGCTGAAGTTCTAGGTTCTGGATCTACTCTCTTCAACGAGATGAGTTTCAGTATCGAGAAGACTTCTGTTACTGCTAAAACAAGAGCATTAAAAGCAGAGTACACTCTCGAACTTGCTCAAGACTTGAAAGCAATTCACGGTCTTGATGCAGAGCAGGAACTTGCTAACTTACTTTCTAGTGAGATCCTTGCAGAAATCAACCGTGAGGTTGTTAGAACTGTTTACACAGTTGCTAAGTCTGGTGCACAAAACAACGTTGCAAACGCTGGTGTGTTTGATTTAGACGTAGACAGTAATGGAAGATGGTCTGTTGAGAAATTCAAAGGACTTATGTTCCAAATCGAAAGAGATGCAAACGCAATCGCACAGCAAACTCGTAGAGGAAAGGGTAACTTTATCCTAACATCTGCTGATGTTGCAAGTGCCCTTGCTATGTCTGGTACTCTAGACTACTCTTCTGGTTTAACAGGTGCTGGTGGTCCTTCTATTGGTGAAGTAGACGACACAGGTAACCTTTTAGTTGGTACAATGAATGGTCGCATCAAAGTTTATGTTGATCCTTATTCAGCAAACGTATCTAATACACACTACTATGTTGTAGGATACAAAGGTACATCTCCTTATGACGCTGGATTATTCTATTGTCCATATGTTCCCCTACAAATGCTCAGAAGCATTGACCCATCTACCTTCCAGCCCAAGATTGGCTTCAAGACTAGATACGGTATGGTTGCTAACCCATTTGTACTTAACGGAAGCACTCCTGATGCTGAAGCTCTTACTCACGGTAAGAACCAGTACTACAGAAGAGTTAGAGTTGCTAACTTAACATAATCCCAATAACGGTAATGCGTGTTACCAAATTGTGGAAAACAACCTAACAATGTTAGGAAATACATACAGGGATCCTACGGGATCCCTTTTTTTATGTTTAAATAGTAGTGTAGGTATACAGAAAAAACATGAACGGTAGACTCGACAAAGTAGCAATGACCAACAGGTTAATGCAACTCAAAAGGGAACTGCATTATAAATGTGAGATTGGAGAAAAAGGCAAATGGGAATGTATAGGTGCTAACGAGTATCTAAACAAATCTCTTGATATTCTAGACGAATATTGGCAATGAACCAATCATCTGTTATACTGTTGTTATGCTTATCACCAATGGCGGTGGTATTCGTGGTGATTAAACTTGCCATCTGGTTGTCTGAGACAGTAAAATTTAGATCTGAAACAGACAAACTAAAACGAATGCAGCATGGTCCTTACATCGTCTGGGACGATGAAAAGGATGAAGATGACAATTACTAAACCACAACCAAATAGAATCATGGTCTTATCTCAGTACGGTAGAGAGTTAATCTCTAGAAAACAAAAACAAAAATCTCCAACTATTACAACTAAGAAGCAAACAATGGTTAGTAAAGAAGAAGTTGCAGAGATGATAGATTTTGCTATCAATCAGCATAATAGAAACGCTGGTCAAATTAGCATGGTACTTGGGTTTACATTCATGGCACTGTTCGCCGATGGTCTGTTTAGAACACTGGGACTGATACCTCCTTTCATGGGTATTGATGTAAGTATTGTACAAGACGTAGTAGAAGCGATAAAAGATCAAGTATCATCTCAACTGTGAGTTACGATCACTTCATAGTATCAATAAAAATAGTGCAAGCAGTCACGATAGGATTGTTTGCACATTTGTTGTTGCGAATAATGTTTGATCTCTTAGATAAATAATAAGTAGTAGAGATATTAACATGCCTTTAGGCGGAGCAGATTGGTACAAAGAGCAACCAACAAATAGGAACTTTTTAAATCCTATTGGTTTTATTCTTGAACTTGAAAAGTTTGAGGGTGTAGATTTCTTTTGTCAATCAGCAAACCTTCCTGACATTAATATGCCTACAACACAGGTAGCAAGTCAATTTAGAAATTTGCCTATTATACCTGGTGGAGGAATAGAGTTTGGTGATCTAACAGTAACTTTTATTGTAGATGAAGATTTAAAAAACTATAATAGCATATACAAATGGATGCGTGACAATGGTAACGCAGATCAGATGGCACGTGAGACACCAGAAAAAGATATATTTTCTAATGGACAATTATTAATTACTACCAGTGCATACAACCCTGCATTTGTAGTAGACTATCAAAATTTATTTCCTGTAGCACTGACAAATTTGCAATTTGATGCTACAATAGGAGATGTAGAATACATTACTGCACAAGTTACATTTAAACATCAGCAGTTCTTTCTACGTGATAAATCATTTAAGAAAATATGAATTTTGATTCTCTTCATAATAGATTTCAAAAACTAAGAGAAGAGTGGGCAGAAGATAGTCATGTAGACTTTCAATTTAAGAACAAACAATACAGTGCTGATCTGGGACAACTTGCATTAGACATCCCTTTTCAACATAATAAATACTTAAACCATTACACTGACATATCACAGATTAAGACTTCTTTAGAGTTTGAAATTCGTAAATTAGTAAAGGAAAAACGTGAGTATTATTCTGGTGAAGCAGATGCTAAAACGTATGCTGCTAAACCATTTGGATCTCATATAAAAACAACTGAAAAGATGAAGGTCTATCTAGAGTCTGATGAGGAAATCATTAACCTAGAAGCAAAAATCAAGTATCTAGAACAGATGATGTACTTTCTAGATCAAGTTATGAAACAAATTTCAAACAGAGGTTTTCAAGTGAAGAGTGCCATTGAATGGGAGAAGTTTGTTAATGGACAATAATGACACATCTTACAGTAAAGAAAAAGAATGAAGTTTATATAACTATTCATTCTGATGAAGAATACGTCCATAGAGAACTAGCTGACTACTTCACATTTGAAGTACCAGAAGCAAAGTATTTAAAAAAGAATCCCAGATACAAATACTGGGATGGAACTATACGTCTATACTCCCCTGCTACAGGAGATTTGTATCATGGGTTATTAGATCATCTACAGGTGTGGGCAGCAGAGAAGCAATACATTGTAGAGTATGAAAAGAATGATTGGTACGGAGACATAAGTCAAGACAATAAGTTAGTCTCACTACCAGCAGTAAAACATTACATGAAAAAAATCTCTAAGATAGAACCTAGAGATTATCAATATCATGCTGTCTATGAAGCAATAAAGAACAATCGTAAGTTATTACTTTCTCCTACGGGATCTGGAAAATCCCTGATGATCTACTCCATAGTCAGATACTATACTGCCACCGCAAAGAAGATACTTATAGTCGTCCCAACTACATCCCTCGTTGAGCAGATGGTCAATGATTTTATTTCTTACGGGTGGAATGCTAACGACTTTGTTCATAAGATTTACTCTGGTAAAGATAAGAATACGGACAAACCTATTATTATATCAACGTGGCAATCTATCTACAAGTTTCCTAAAAGATATTTTGATGACATAGATTGTGTAATTGGTGATGAAGCACACCTCTTTAAGTCAAAGTCATTGACAGGTATCATGACTAAGTTACACAATGCCAAGTATAGGTTTGGTTTTACTGGTACTCTAGATGGGAGCAAGACTCACAAATGGGTGCTAGAGGGTTTGTTTGGCAAGTGTGAACAAGTAACTAAAACAGATGATTTAATTAAAGAAGGTTACCTCTCTAATTTTAGGATAAAAATACTACTTTGTAAACATGCTCCGCAATACTTTGAATCATACCAAGATGAAATAGATTATCTTGTGGAGCATAAAGGTAGAAATAACCTCATCAAGAATCTAGTCAAAGACCTAGATGGTAACACCCTAGTACTATTTAACTATGTAGAAAAGCATGGTACACCATTATACGAATTGATAAATACTAATGTAGACTCCGCACGTAAAGTATTTTTTGTGCACGGAGGAACTGACGTAGAAGATAGGGAAGAAGTACGCAATCTAACAGAGACGGAATCTAATGCAATCATCGTTGCCTCTTACGGCACCTTCTCAACTGGAATTAACATTAAGCGTCTTCACAACATCGTGTTCGCTTCACCATCAAAGTCCAGAATTAGAAATCTACAATCAATCGGTAGAGTTCTTAGGAAAGGAGAAGGTAAGGACATAGCAACGTTGTATGACATTGCAGATGATATTGGTGGACAGAACTATACGCTAAAGCATTTGAATGAAAGGGTAAACATATACAACAATGAAAACTTTAAGTATGAAGTTATAAGAGTAAACCTTAGAGCAAACTAATATGAAAGACGAAGAATTTTATTCAACAATAAAAATCGTAACTGGTGAAGAGATAGTAGCAAAGGTTATCTATCTTGAAGATGAAGATAAGGTTATGTTAGAAGATCCTCTTCAAGTAGAAATGCAGAGGTCGAGAAAAGGTGCGTTAGAAATTTCTGGTTTTGCATTTAAAGAATGGATGTCGGCGACGTTTGAGGATATGTTTGTTTTGAATCGGGAACATATTGTAACAATGTCTGAGATAGATCCTACGATTAAAGAATTTTATATAAAAACATTAGAAAGAATGAAGGGTGGTAAGATGTTAGCAAATACTGCAGACAAGTTACCTAGAAAGTCAGGCTACGTCGGGTCGGTGTCTAAATTCAAGAAGTCTTTAGAAGATATATTTAAAAAGAGTTAAGATTAACCTTAAACCCGCTACACGGTTAGTGTACTGGTTATCTAACAGTTTGTCAAGTACCTTTACAAAACTTCTTTCATTTGCTATACTAAAGACATCATTCAACGCAGTAATGAAAAGAAAAAAAACTGAGTACTA